TCATTCATCCTCATCGTCATACCAGTCTGGCTCTGGGATATTTGGGTTAATTGGAGTAGGCAGTATCCAGTCCGGATACGCGTTTTTCTCTGTAATTATGCCAAGTGCCAAATCAACATCGAAGCCTGCTCTGCGTAATGCACGATACATTTCATGCACACCGATAGCCCACGCATCTAGTTTGGAATAGCCTTCATCCACTAGCTTCTTAGTTGCTTTTCTTGCCATGTGTAAATTGTCACCTCTCCAATAAAGAAATGATTGTTTCGACACGCCCTTCAAGTCGATTCAATCTGTCATTCATTGACGAACCACCATTAGGTTTTAGTTCAGCCAAGTAATGCTTGACTAGCCAGCGGATTGATCCTGCAAAGCCAGTAACGATTGAGATAACTGCAACTGCTAGAGCCGCCCAGTTAAGGGCGTTCATTATGCGATTTGCTCGTCTGTAGGGTCAAGGTACTTGACAACAGGAGCTACTAACGCAGAAGCAAGGACTGCATATTCCGGACGGATGTCTGCAACTAATGCAAGTCCTAAAGTGATTGCTGATATAGCAACTGCTTTTAAGTAAGATTTAATTGCATTCTTTGTATTTTTAGTTATTTTCATTTCCTGCTCCTAACATTGGGATTTCGAACCACGAACCGTTTGAATCGCCCTTTTTAGAAAAACTGATATGGATATGCTTATCGTGGCGATTAATGCCAGAATAAGTTCTCCAACGCCAAAATGATTTAGCTGAGGCAATTCGACCGGCGAAGATGACATATGCAATCCGTTTGTCCTTCTTGGCACATAGGCGTATTTGGTCGGCAAGATAAGCACCTGTGCTGGGGCGTGTGTCGAGATCCTTATCCACATCAATAGCCCTGACGATTCCGTTAGACGGATCGGGATTGTGGTCACTCTTACGATTGGAATGTGCGGCATCGCCTATCCAACCATCTGACTTACGATCTCTATCTGGAAACGCATCATCGATTTGTTCACGAAGCTGTTGTCCAGCTTTACACAGTAGGGGCTTCATGGGAAGAATCCTCACAAGTCCAGCGACAAGTTTGTTCATCTAAAATTGCTATATCATGACATTGTGGCGCGATAAACGCATCTCGCATTGCATCATAAGTATCACCAATGCCAGCATAATTCTTGCGTATTTTGCCGTTATAAGAAGTTCTTTTACAGATTTGTCCTCTAAAGTTTCCATACCAAGTTTCTGTATCTAAACCTTCAATTAGTTCAGTTTCATCAATACCTACTATGACTTCAGTAACTATATTGTTTTCATCCAAGAACGCGTAATGTGCCATTATGCCCAACTCACATTTCCAGTACCTGCTGTGATGGTTGTAACTTTATCGCCACCAACAGTTGCGGTTGTTCCTGTTAAACCTGCGCCAATAGTGATTGTGCGAGAACTTAAATATCTAAGAATAACTACACCTGATGCGCCATTACCGCCATCGTTTGTGCCGTTACCACCACCGCCACCGCCACCAGAACCTGTATTTACTGTGCCAGCAGCACCATTAGTAGCAGCACCACTTGTATTAGTACCGCCGTTACCACCACCGCCTGTGCCGCCTGTGCCTACTGTAGGCGCACCGCCAATACCACCACCGCCACCGCCTGCATAAGTTACAGATGATCCAGTAATAGAAGTTGCTACACCATTACCACCATTGCCGCCTACATTTGCAGCACCATTAGAACCTGCAACGCCAGCACCACCACCGCCACCGCCAGGGAATCCAGTTACAGTATTTCCGCCGCCACCTGCTCTACCTTGATTTGTTGTACCAGTACCACCAGTAGATCGTGCATAACTTCCACCACCACCGCTACCGCCGTTACCGCCATCTTGAGTAGCTGCACCAGCACCATAACCGCCGCCACTTGATGTAATAGATGAAAAAACAGAGTTAGAACCAACAACTCCAACACCACCAGCAGTAGTAGCACCAGCACCACCTGCACCGACAGTAACTGTAAAATTAGTATTGAGTGCTAAAGATAAAGCACTTTCTAAACTTCCACCACCACCTGTTGCAGTTACAGTACAGCGCAAACCACCAGCACCGCCACCGCCACCAGAGTTATCTCCGCCACCGCCACCGCCTGCTATAACTAAATAATCAACTGATACATTGACTAGTGGTGCACCAAATAATGCTGTAATTGTGTTAAGCATTATGCTATCGCGCCTACTACATACCAAGTATCAGTAGCAGTTTTAATACAAGCTGCTGATTTATATTGCGCAACGGTTGGAGATGCTGCTACTGCTCCAGCAGAAAGAACTGTTGTAGTTCCAGATGTAACTGCCGAAATTGTGCATAATCCTGCGCCGATATTTAATACAGTAATAACTGTGCCAATAGGAAAAGCCACAGATGCGTTAGTTGGCAACTTAAAGGCAATAGCAGTTGCTTTGTTCATAATCTCTAGGACTTGATACTGATCAGTTAGTACCGCTGTGTAGTCCGCTGTGTTAGCTGTGCCAACTGTGAAGGCAGTCAAGCCGTTATACATATTGGCTGTAAGCACATCACCTGTGGCTGCTGGAAAAGTTGGCATTATATCTCCTTAGTAACTTAAAACGCTAGTTCCTAGAATACCGTATAATGTCGAATCCAGAATGAATCCATCAATAATTGGTTCTAGGGTTGTGAATTGGGTTTTCCAAGAATTAGGCGTGATGCTATGAGCTACGCCAAACACCTGCAAAGTTTTAGTTAAGGCTGATGAGCCTGGTTGAGTTGTGGTGATAGTTACTGGATCAAAGAATTCTAAGTCAAGTGCAGCTGTAACACCTGCATCGTAATCGGCTGTGTAAAGGTCAAGCGTAATGGCATCACATCGGGTTGTGGTTTCAGCTCTAGATGCCACATAAGCCTGAGCATAGTCAAGGGCTACTGCATCGGTTTCCATGAGCAGGTTCTGCTGGTTGTAAGAGTGAACGAAATACTTGTCAATAGAAGCTTGGTTGATTGCGTTCTGAGTTGTGCCGCCTGTGCGAGTAATCTGGGCTGAGTTATAGATAAGAACATCGTTGAGAAGCCAGATAGCATTAAAGTACGAGATGCCTGTGCCATTGTCATTAAATACGATTGGCGTGCCGTTTACGCTGCTTGTTGTAAAGGCTCTGTCCTGAAATACGAACTCGCCAGAAGCGTTTACATATAAACTTCCATACTCGCTGAGTTCTACCGTCTGCATGGCTTCTAGGGCTGTTCTAGGGGTTGCTGGGTCTGCCTGTAGGGTTGTCTGACCAGCATCAACATCACGCATGGATGTAGGCCAGCCAATCTGGTCAAGAATCTTATTTATGCGAGTGCCTGATAACTGCCCTGCTCCTGAGTCTGTGACTGTTGAAATCTGAGCGTTCTGTGCAAGTCTAAAGGCATCTACAGCTGTGATGGTTGTGTAAACAATATCGCCTGTGAACTTAGGTGTTGTGGTTGAGTAGCCAGTAATAAAGCCTGAGAAGATTGGATATGTGACTGTATTCCAAGTGGCAGTTATCTGAACTTTACGCATTGGATTGAGTAAGCCATAGTAAGGGCCAGTAGTATTCTGTGGGTTAAAGTCACCATTCTGATCTACAATGCGTAGGGTTAATTGACCAGTCTGGAATTGGTCTGCCTGAGCATTGCGACCTCTGCTAGTTTGAACTGAATCAACTTGGTTAGACACATCAACAATGACTGCTGTGCTATCAGCTAGAACATTTACGCCAAAGATTCCTGAACCGATAATAAAAGCCTGAGCAAAGGCTGGACCGGTGGAGAAGTTAATCGTTGCATTAATGACTGGTACTGCCACTAGATTGCTCCAGCGTAAGTGGTTGAGTTCCCATATCTATTGAGGTCTTGGATTGCTCCCTGAACGACTGCTGCAATCTGTTGATCGCCTATGCCTTGTGCGTTGATGATGTAGGTAGGTGAGCCACCACTAGATGCTGTGTTAATAGATGAAGCATTAAATTGTTGAAGTCGATTTTGAAGTGCCGAAATGTCAGGCATTGCCAAATTTAATTTCTCACGAACTACTGCACGCTTTACATCTAATGGTGTATTTGGACCCATTGTTAATGTATTGAGTTGGGTTACTTCGGCGGAAATCTTATCTAGCATGGCTCTAATAGAAGCTCGTATAGCTTCAATGAGTGAAGTAAAAGCATCGCCTGTTTCATTTGCTTTTTTAATCATTCCAGCAAGAGCTTCATTCTGGTCTTTAATAGCAATAAGAGATAGAAGGCGCATTTTAGTTTCATTATCAGCTGATTGATTTAACGCTGCATAAAGTCCTACACGCTCAACATCAAACTTTTTCTCTAGTTCCAGAAGGGCTAATTGATCAGCTGTAAGTGTTAATTTTCTTGTGGTGTTTTCGTTATCAATTTTGGATAAAGTGTTCTTTGTCTTTTGCAGTCTAAGCGCATCAGCGTTGGCTTTATCGATGGCTTTGCGTTGTCCAGGCGATTGGGCTGGAGTACCTGCCGAGGATGTTTTGCGATTGCGACCAAACATAGAAAGCAGCGCTAAAGCACCAGTAGGCGCGGTTAAAAAATCTGAGATAACACCTGCTCCAGGTATCTCTCTTAACTTGGCTATGAGAACACCAACGCCATAGATAGCATTACCAACTTGAGTTGCAAAGCCTTCCATTGCAGTAGTAGCTCCGCCTATGCCATCTTTGCCTGCAATAAGTTGCATAGCATCAAGTAGGTCTTTGCCAATAATCTCTTTAGCATTCTCAGAAGCAACTGTAAGTTTTGCTATTGATCCTGCATAGCCTTCTGCAGCAGCTAAAGCCTGACCAGAAAATTTCTTTGTAAGTTCTGCTGTAATCAAATCTAAGTCACCAGATGCAAGTGTGGCTTTAGATAAACCTGCACCTAAACGGCTAAGAGCTGTGGTCTGACCACCATAAGCCTTTGCAAGTGCCAAAGATACTGCGCCTAAATCTCTGCCAGTACCTGCTGCAATATCTAGCGCTAAAGCTAAGCCATCTTGTGACTTCTTAACATTGCCTGTGGCTGTAAGTAAAGTTCTAAAGGCTGGGCGTAGTTGATCATCAAGAACACCAGTAGCGCGTTGTAAGTCACCAATAAACTTTTCGACTTCAATGGCTGCAAATGCGTTGCCTGTGTTAGCCAAAGCCAATGTAAGAGATCGTGCAGCCTTTTCATCAGCTGCAAAAGCCTTGACTGATTGCTTACCAAATGACAGTAATTTGCCAGCAGCAAAGACTCCCAGTAACTGCTTGCCTAACTTGGCAACACTTTTCTCTAATTTCTGAGTTGTGGTTTCTGCCTGCTTGAATGCCTTATTGCCGGTAAATTCGGCGGCTATATCTATCTTTACATCAGCCATTAGTATCCCACCGCCTTATTGAACTTATCCCGAGAAACTTCGATTGCCTTAATAATTGCTGCATTGGTCTTGCCTTGATCTTCTGCCCATGCACGATAAATGGCGCGACCTTTCATCTTACGAGAAGCGCGACCAGATTGACCTGCTACTCGTGTGTAAGCATTCTTAATTTCACCTTGCGCATTAAGGGCTTGAATGAATAAAGAACCTGCCTCTGGGTTATTGCTTTTGCCATAGTTCTTGCCTGTGCTGGTTGAATAAACTGAATTCATGCCAGGAATGTTCACTTCGCGTCTTTTAGCTTGTTCGCGACCGTTAGGGTTTAAACGACCTGCTGTTTCATAAATAGCACCAGCTGCGGACTTGTTATTGATTTGAGCCAAAGAACGAAAGCCCTTGCGATTAGGGCGTGAAGGTGTTGTCTTGTAGCCAATCCCACGTTTTGCTTCACCGGCTGAATATCGTGGAAACTTGCCAGTAGATGCAGGCTTGCCCCAGCCGCTAAGTGGAGCAGTACCAGGAATAAAGCCACGCGCCTTAGCAGTAATTGGCTTTAGTAGCGTAGCCATTTCCTTTTGTGTTTCTTTGGCTAAGTCTGGAGTGAACTTGCGCAATGCCTTACGAAGTGCGATGCCGCCTTTGACTTCTGTTGGCATTCGCTATCTCCTTTGCATCATCCTGTAGAACCTTGATTAGGTTCTTTAGCATTACTTCATCTAGCTCTAATAATTGTTGTGGCGCGATCCCGAGTCTGACACTCAATTTAGCAATCAGATAGGTGATCGAGTCGCGCCCTAAGCCAAAGGGTCATCATCTAATACCTCAACCGAAGTCAAGGTTTCAATGAATTGCTCTCCGAATGGCTTAACAGTTTCACCCGAACGGCGGATACATTCCCAAGCAAGCCAGAAGATATCGCTCTGCTTCTGGTCTTCGATGAACGCTTTGTGAAAGCCTTTTTTAGCGTAAATCTCAAAGCCATACTGCACCAATGGAGTTATTGGGTATTCCCCAACTGATCCATCTGCCCTTGTTACTTTTAACTTTGCCATGCTGTGCCCCTTTGTTTAGTTGTTTAGAAAGTACCT